GGCGCTCTCTGAGCTGCTTAAGCCTGTCATGGTGAGCGGAGTCGAATCCTCCCCGTCCTTTTCCCAATTTGAGACTGCAGCCAGGCAGAAGCTCGGAGTGTATGTAGATACCTATGGCAAAGTAGAATATAATGCAGCTGTAGCAGCTTCGCAAATGTCTGCCAAATGGGGCCGCTTCCAGGAGAGTGCAGATACAATGCCTTACCTGCAGTTTAAAACCTCAAAAGGGGAGCACGTTTGTCCTATATGCGCCCCTTATGATGATATGATCAGGCCCATCAATGATCCGGTGTGGGAATACGCCAGTCCGTTACTGCATTTTAATTGCTACTGCACTATACTGCAGCTACCCAACAGCACCTATATCCAAACCCCTGATGAAACCCTTCCTGATCCCGAACTCATCCCTGCCATGTTCCGCACCAACTATGCCCGCAAATCTCAGGCATTGCCTCCCGATCACCCCTACTATACCGGAGTACCAAAGAAATCTCTTAACACCTGGGCAAAAGAAAACCTGCCCAAAAGATCATAAATGCAGGACCCGCTACAAATACCACTAAAAAACATCCTTGATCGCATCAAGGCGCAACGTCCTGTCCTGGTAAACAAGATGGCGGCCACCGCATTGGTATTTATAGACCAGAACTTCCAGAAAGGCGGCTTCCAGGGCGCAACCTTCGAACCCTGGCAAAAAAGAGCAGACAAAAAAGATCAATCGCGGCCCATACTCATGAAAAGCACCGCCCTGCGCCGGTCACCTTTCAAATCCTATTCAGATGCTGAGAAAGCCATCATAACCTCCAGCCTGCCTTATTCCAAAATTCACAACGAAGGCGGCATGATCCCGCACCCCATGCGCGATACAATATTGAATTTCGCAAAAGACAGGGCAGGAAAATTACACCTCGGAAAAGTCCGTACCATTAATCAGCAGCGGGGTATTAGCACCATTCGCCGCGCCACCATCGGTGCTCACAGCACACAAATGCCAAAGCGCCAGTTTATGGGGCGGTCACCGGTACTGGATCAGCAGATCAAAGCCATGTTCAAAAAAGAAGTGCCACTCTTATTTAAAATCATTGTATCATGAACATAATGAACTCCCCATTCGGAAACATCTATTTCCAGATAATGCAAAAGCTGCTAACCATCACTGCTACCGCTCCAGATGAAACTGTCTACAACGTCATTAAGTTTATCGACATGGATTACGGCCAGCTTGATCAGCCGGAACGTCCCTGGGTTATATTTCCCTGCGTATTCATAGATTTTCCAAACTGGAAGTTCGAGCAGCTCACACAGGGTAACCAACGGGCCACCGGCAATATACTCCTCAAGCTCGCCACCGATCCCTACGAAGAAACAAGCAACCTTACGCCTGGCACCTACTCGCAGGCAGCCCTTAAAATATTGGAATTGGAATACCAGATATACCAGCTCCTGGAAGGATGGGTACCTCCGGTCGCATTTAATGAAGACAACAGCGTAAAGCAATTGGCTCAGCCCATGCACCGCATCAACTACGCCACAGACAACCGCCGCCCGGGCCTCAAAACCCGTGAGCTCATGTTCTCACACTCCTTCACTGATTTCTCCGCAAATATCCCCGTATTATATGCTCCGGCCACTCCCATCATCACAGGCACCCTTAATACACCAACATAAAAAAAGCCCCCAATTTGGGGGCTACTCATTTTCGGCTTATCATATTGCTATTCGCTTATTGCGATTAATTTATGGTTCTTAAACGCAAGACTTCCGCTAATGCTACTAATGGCATTACTGTAATACCAGCGTTCTATCTTGCCTTTATCAGTATAAGTGTTTTTTACATCATCGGCTCTGCCCAATGAAAGCTCACACATTTGGTCTGTCATCCCGATCCATACCTGCCCCTTAGCAATTCGCTTGGCAACTGACGCTCCATATTTAGGAGTCAATTCCTTTACTGTTTGCGCATAGGACGCCTTTTCGGCATTTTCACTTTCCTTTTGATCAGTGTACCTTTTTATCCACTCATCTTCTCCGGTAGTATTGGTGTGTGTTTTCCAATATGCCTGCCTTGCTTCTTCATATATCGCGCTATCAGCAGCATGCTTTCTTTTCTGAAAAGATTCCTTTGATTCTCCCTGCTTGTATTCAATCCCGTTAACATACGCTTGCCCATTTGCATTCAGCGATATCAGGCAGGCAATAAAAAGTATTAGCTGTTTCATGATCTATTTTTTTATAAAATTACCAATTAAATCGCATTTAAATAGCTCTTATACACTTTTTCAAATTGCGCCACCAATTTGCTCAGTTCCCCCACACTATGGTCATTAAGCGCCTTATGATACATCCCGTACTTCACACACCAATCATTTACCCGGGCCATATCTATTTTTGGCTTTTTGCCCTCTTCCGTTATCTGCCACTTCATTTGGTGGGCATAATGCAGTATCAGCTTCTTTTTCCTGTCTGCTTTGCCGTCATTTAATACCTGCTTATCTGCACCGGCCAGCTGTCCCTCCAGGTCCTTTATCAAATCTGCCGCTTCCTTCCAGCTCAGCTTCGTTGTGCTCGTTTCACGGCCATCAGTATACTGCTGCACCATCTGTGCCTTCACTTCCTTTCCAAGCCCTAGTTTAGCCAGCAAAACGTGTATTTTCGCTATCTGGCCATTGTTCACCTTATATTCAGTATCTACCATTTAAAAAAAGGATATTTTTCCTGCAGTTTAGCAATACTAATTTTTTCCCTGTGTATGCGCACTGATAGCCCAATGTTATCAGCGATCTTCTTACCTACCGTATATGGCGTCAGGTAAAATTCCCGCCCAAGCTGCTCCATTATCCAGTCATAGTCTAGCCTCGGATCATTCTTGCTCTTGTAATATTTGCTCCGGTAGTAATTATACCGGTACAGCAAATGCTCATCACGCTGCCTGATCAGTTCGGGGTCCCGTCCCCTGGTATCCTGCTGATCCTCATTCACCGGCTCTTCCTCCAGTCCGAACAAGGTATTATGAACCTTTCTCCCAGGTATTTGCCTCATAGTACTATTTTTTTTCTGGTGCTTTCATTTTATAAAACTCATCCCGCAGATGCATTCTTAAAAACGTATCCGGGTACATCTTAGTCAGCCAGCCATTCTGCTTCAGGTATTGCATATAAGCCTCATGCACATAAAAGGCATACTGCCGTTGATCATCACTCAGCCCTTTCCACAGCTTTTCCGCAGGTATCCGGTTCCTGGCATTATCATACACCATCCAGAACCGCTCAAAGCTCAGGTCCACATCCACCTTCACCACCTTATGGCCACAACTATTCACCCATCCCTTAAAGTTATCCAGGCTCAACCCATACCGCAGGTTTTGCAATACTGCCGCCTGTTGCTCATCAGTCATCGCCCAGCCACAGTTCTCAAACAGCACTAGGTAGCCCCTCTTATTGAACCCATAAACCAGGTAGCCCTCAAACTTTGTGGATACGAGTATATATTTAACCATTATTCAGCGTTTTCTTTTTTCTTAAAGTAAAGTGCATTCCGTTTCCTCGCCTCCTCTTCCCATATTATATAGTCCTCAATGCCGCCCAGTCGGTTCTTTTTCGGGTAGGCTATAAACCGCTTCACAAAAATCCCCACCATCCCATCATACATAATATCCTTACCGGTTCGGCTCTTAGGTTCATTACCATTCGCATGACTTAGAAAAAATATTCGTCTGCGTTTGCCATGTTTCTCCTTCAGGTCAAAATATTCTTCCGTGGTCATGCGCAAGTAGTCCAGGCTGTCAACAAACACAAATGGTGGGCAACTCCTCCTGCTCAGGTATTCATCAAGCTCCTCCACTAGCGACATTGACCGTTTACGCTTTTCAAGTGGGTCAACGATAAAAAACTTACCATTTACCTCACTCATGTTATTACGTTTAAGCGCCATTTGCAGATCAGCTCCATGTCCCTGCTCATAACTCAGCCAGCCCACCTTGTCAAACCTCGTCACATATTTGGCTAGCCTGATACTATATTCTGTTTTCCCATTCCCGGGGTCCCCGTATATGATCCCAACAAACCCATTCGGTATATCTCCCAGGTGCTCCTTCCATTCCCCGTCTGTTTCATTCACCTTAAACTTCTTCTTCTGCAGCTGATGTACACCTAGTGTCTTCATTATGTAAATATGAATTTTTTACCGTCTTTTCTAATTGTCGTTACTATCGGGAAGTCCTCTTTTACTATCTGATCTAGGTTTCTGATCAGGTTTTTCGATGAGCAGAAAGCAACATATTTTTTGCCGTCAATAGCTATCTGCATATGCAGGCACTTTTCGCATCCTGGCTTCGGGAACTTGGAATCAACCACCCTGTAATCATGTATTTCGATCTCCTCGTCAAATAACTCATCCATTTCCTTTTTCTTCCCCGTGAATGGCCCGTCTGCTATCGTTATGTTCAGGTCGCTGAATCGCTTCATGTAATAGTTTCTTTTTTAGGTGTCTGCAATTCCCATGCTTCAAAAAGCCGTTATAAGAGGCGATCATTGCCGGGTCTTTACTTTTCTTCAGTTTCCTGGCAAAGTTTTTCTTGATCCGCTTACGCACCAGAATGTGCGTATGATAAAACACATACCCCACAAAGTCCACTCCACGCTTATCTACCGGGAATACCTGGTAGTTACCCTTTACCTCCAGCTTCAGCTTCCTAGCCAAATACTCTCTTATATCTGCCAGTAGTTGGTGCAGCGTAGGTTTATCCGGTGCCAGGATCA